GAACTCGCTTGCGCTCGCCCTTGACATCCTTCAACAGAGTAAACAAATGTTAAAAAATAGTAATTAGAGAAAGGAGGATCTAACTTAGAAAAGCTGAAAAATTGTCTTGACAATGGGGGGCATTATAAATACCCTTCAAAATGAAGGGTTAGTATAAGCGTAATTACTTTACTCAAATAACTTCCTAAATGATATATGAAATTCGTTTTCTCCTTGTTTTATTACTCGATAAGTATAACCATTAGAATTTGTTATTCCTATTTTTCCTATTTCCTTATTTTTAAGAGAATCTATTAATTCTTTTATCGCATAAATACCTTCTTTTGAAATTAAAAAGTTAACTTCCATATTCCCAACTCCCTCATTTGTATTTAGGCATATATAATTTATTTAATATCCTTTCCCTGCTTTCCATTTATGTCCACACTGTAAGCAAGTTATCATTACATCTTTACTTCCAATAAATCCCCCTAATAATCCTACAGCTCCAAAAGCAATTCCTCCAGCAACCGCCTTACCTAAACTAAACCCTTTATTGTTCGCTGTTAATTGAAAAGAACCACATCTAGGACATTTTAAAGGAATGTTTTTAATCTTGTCTGATGCTTTATTGCACTTATCGCATTTTACCACATAATCCACTATACCATTTTTTACATATCCTTTATTAACTTTTATGATATTGCCGCATTCTTCACATTGCACATTGTAATATAAAACATCCTCTCCGGCATAAATCATAAACATACCCCCACATGTGAATCTTTAGAATAATTTTATCACAAATTTTAACATTAGTATGTAATATTTAAAAAAATTTTTTAAGCAGTGAGAAAGCGCTTTGCTGTGGCACAAAAATTCAAAAAGGGGGTATCAACTTCCCACATAATCATCATTATGTAATGAATACTAATTTTCCTTGAAATCCTTGCTATTACTGCATTTCAAAGCATTTATAAATGTAATTAAATATACATTGTATTACATTTAATAAAAAATTAGTTTTATCTAAATACCTTTTTTCCTCATGTATTTATCTTAATACATTCCTTGAAAGTATTGATATTACTGCATTTCACTACTGGAAAATATTGAAATTACGCGAAATGTGTATTTCGTTGAATGTTATATAATGCAGAAATGAACCTTGTTAAATCGTGTCTACATTTGTTTTGTTCAATCTGCTGTAACATAATTGTAATATAATTGTAACAATTTTGTAATAATGATTAACAGGGCGGGAATGGGCGAACAAATCCCTACTATTCCGATATGAATTATATCAATACTTCCATGTTCCACCCAATCCCCTTTTGTCAATATTTATAATTATACATTTTAATGAATATTTATACACTACAAGTAAACTTCAATATACAACATATAGTATTATTCGTTTTCTGCACTACTACCTATTGTATCGCTTTTGATTTTCTGCATTTCTGTTGCCACATCATAAATATATGGTGTCCTACTTAATGCTGTCTCCAATGAAATAAGTCCGTTTTGTTTTAGTGTTGTAATATTGTTAATTACCTCAGTTGCATTTAATGGAATATCATATTCAAACGTACAACTAATATCACCTGATACTTGTATTCCTTTTAGTGCTAATAATTTCTTTATCCTATCCCATCTCTGCATAAATCCGTCAACTAATGCATCTTCATTTAACCTTGCTTTTACACTTGCTAATGAATACATCATTCTTATACTTGTTTCTGATAGATTACTTATTTCTACTGCGTTCAGGGATATTGCTGGTGTTTGTGATATATTAAGTAACTGTGCCATTAGGATTTCGTACAATGCCTTGAAACTTGCACTATCCATTTTGTTTTGCACTATATTAAAATCTGCTGTGTCATCTATCTGAAGCATATATCCAACTGCATTAGGGTCTATTCTGCCCCTATCATCTTTTGTTGTAAGTCCTGTTCCTTTTAGTATTGGTATTCCACTAATGAAACGATATAAACCATCGTGATACTTGCTTATTAAATCTTCTAGAGAATCTATTATGGAAATGTAATCTTCTAAACTACTCCTGCCTTTGCAAGAATCTAATTCGTTTATTGTTTTATATTGAATGGGCAAACCTGAAATATTTTTGTACCTTCCTGTAAGTTTCAATCCATCATCATCTATATATCGTATAACTTCATTTTCTGTATACAAAATATAGTATGATATTCCGTCAATAGTATAAAATTCTATAAATGCAATCATATTGCCTGTTTCGTCAAAAACTGGGTATGAATCCTCCGCTGGAATTATCCTGCTTGTTATATTTCCGTTTTCGTCAATATAAACATATTCGTATGTTTCACCGTATTTTACCATCTTATCAAGGATTTTAAAATCAATACTGTTGTATCTGGCTTTAGAATATACTTCTTTAAATGCTTCAAGTGTGTTTTTATCTTCTGATGTTAAAGTAACTGGATTTTTAAGTAAGAATGACGTTTCAAAGTTTAGTAATGTTTTTGCTAATTGAAGTACAATTTTCCTTGTCTTATAAGGTTTTCCGTTATACTGCTCATTAGGTCTATTTAATATAGCGTGTTTTCCTGAAAGATATTCCTTCAAGTCAAGTATGTTCTGCACTCTTTCAAAATGCCATTGTTTAGCAACCTCATCCTGAAACCATACTGGCGAATTATCATAGTATTTTTTAATATATTCCCTTAACGTCATATTAGAAACCTCCTATATCTATTATCTATCCGTCCTTCCCATTTTGGGATTGTGCTAAACATAATACCGTCCTAATTTTAGGGATTGTACTGCTAATGCTGTTGCTATAACCAAATCATCAAAGTTATTTTTTCCTCTTACATTACCTAGCTTGCCATTTTTCTCCATATAAATTTGCATTTGCTGTAATGTTTCTCTGTCATTGATAAGTATAATTCCTTCTTCAAATGCTTCCTTGAAATCCTGAATTAATTTTGACTTGCTTACATTATCTGTATTCCAACCGATTTCCAATGTTTTCCTTCCTGTTGTTCTATCCCATTTTTTAGTTTTGTTCAGGTTAAGGTATCCAATTTCACGTTTTAACCTATTAATTAGGTCTAAACCATATGAATTTCTTTCAATCATAAGACAAGCGTAATTAAAGTAGTTTCCTAACTCATTAACAATATTTGCAAATTTATAAACTGGTATTCCTGATTGAAAGAATACAGCAACCTGTTCACCGCTTGAATCCAATATTGACATAGCGGAAAGGTCTCCATCTTTTGAAAGTCCTGAAGCAGTATCTACACCTGCAAAGTACATTTCTTTAGGTTTTGGCAACTGATAAATAAATAAACTATTGCCTAAATAAGGATAAAGTATATCTGGTAAATCGTCTATTTTTTTAATTGACTCTGGAATAAATAGTAATCTATCATTTAATTGTTTTTGGTCAAATACGCTTTCCTGTGTACTTACAAATGCCTCTTGCCATGTTGAAGGATACTCTTGCCTGAATTGTTCTTCGGTAATGTCTTGCAACTTCCATCTACGCCACATTAGTTGTACTTTTGTAGCACCTAAAGCATATAATTTTTTCTCTGTTTCGTTCATTTCATCATCATAAAGATGTTTTATCAAACTTCCCTTTTTATACCAATTTTTAGCCAATTCGTATTCATACTTGAATTGCTTTTTAGCACCTTCACCTAGCCAATTATAGAAAAATGCCTTATATTTTGAATTTCCTGCTATTGCATCTTTGAAAAGATAATAGAAATAATTTAGTCCATTTGCTGTGGATTCAATTATTATTCTTGCATTTTCATTTTTTATTAAAGCATTCTCTAAAGCTAATAATCCTTTTTCTTGGAATTTTTCGTCATAAAAAGCAAACTCTGATAAATGTATCATTGTCAGTGAATAACTTCTTCCTGCACTTTCGGCTTTCATTTTGCTTGCTGTTTTTACTGCTATTCGGGAATTATTCTCTAAAAGTAATTCCATCTCATTATTTTTGCGGAAACCAATTCGGTATTTATCAGGGATACTTTCGTACATTAGCTTTAATCGAGTAAATAAATTTTGCGTTGCATCTTCGCTTTGTGCTAGCATTAGATAGTTAGAATTTGGTATTTGAAAGGCATAGTAAAGCATTAAGCCCAATGCGAGGGTCGAGAAACCGATCTGGCGACTTTTTAAAATGCAACAGTACCTATCCATATTATTTAAAAAATCCTTTTGCTCTGGATTTACAACAAATGGTACTAATTCCCCGTTGCAATCAATTTTTACAAAGTTTTTCAACCATAAAGCAGGATCAGCGTTAATTCTTCTTAGTTTTTCTTCTCTAGTTAGTTTTGGCACGTTCTCACCTTCTTTGTTATATAGTCCTATTTTTGCTTAAAATTAGTTTTAAAGGCATAAAAACAGCAGGTAATATAAAATCATTACCTGCCTAAAAAAACGTCTCTAAAGCCCTGTAAAAGCGTTTAAATGCTATTCTAAAACAAGGTCATCATCTTCCTGTTCTTCTGTTTCCTGCTTATTTGATTTTTTATTTTTAATTGATTTTTTTATTTCATTTTGGAGTGTTAAAAATGTTTTAACTGCCTTTTCATCGCCTTGCTTTGCCTTTTCAGCTACAACATTGTATATCTCAATAAAATCCTTATTAGATCTTTCTAAAAGTAATAAATTCATTAGTTCTGCGTACTCTTCCGTATTTTCCCATTGTTTTAAATTCCCATATTTTTTTAAACTACCCTTGCAATATTTGTCAATAATATCTTGCTCTGTAAATTCAGAAAAATCTCTATTTGAATTAGCAAGTCCATTCCTCCACATAAAGTAAGCGTATTTGGGATAAGTAGTTGTGTTTTTCCAATATTGTTTAAGTGCCTGATTAAGTAATGATACTTGCCTAGCCATATTCATTCCTCCTTGTTTCATATTACATTTTCTGGATTGTACAAAAATGAACATAATAGATTTATTTTATATAGCAAGTGATAGGAATATTGTTCCCATCATCCTGCTATACAAGGTATGTTGTTTAGTTCAGTATTTTTTATTAATGCCTCATACTCTCGCCTTGTTAGCATATTCTTTAATTGCTTATTATCGAATAACCTACAAAGACAAGCATTAAAGCAATTCTGGCAATTCTTATCACATATAGTTATTGATTTTACATTTTCTGGATTGTACAATTTTACACAGTATAGATTTATTTTATATTTATTAGTATCTTGTATAGATTTATTTAATTCTTTATTATAGTTATATTCTTTACTCCTAAATACCTGAATAATATTTAGTTGTTCTAATTCTTTAATTATAGTTTTAACTGTTTTATCACTTAATCCAGTAGCATTTACCATTTGACTATAAGCCATATAGAATACACCATCTTTATTAGCATACCGTTTACTATGAACTAACAAGGTATAAAGTAATAATTTATGATTTTTCCCTTTTATCTTTAGAATTTCCTCAATCTCATTTGCCGTAATTGTAATGTCTTTTCTTTTAGAAACAAGTGAATAATTCCTCTCATAAGTGTATTTTACAATTAGATCAATATCTTTTAGTACATCTGTCCATTTAGTGGTATATGTTCTTTCATTTTGTTTCTTCATCCACTCAATAAGGAATTGTTTATTTTCTTCTGCACTCATGCCATTATATTTATTGTATTTTGCAATTTTAAGTAATGAATTATGCCTTGTACCTTGCATTTTTAGTCCAGTTTTAATTAAATTTTCTATTGCTTCAATAGTTACATCAGGGTCGATATTTTCTTTATATATTTTCAATGGTTTATGCCTTGCAACAATATTTTCATATTCAATTGCCTGTTGTTCGGTAATATCAATAGAATCCTTTGCTTTATTTAGAATATCATAAAAAAACTCTGTATCCACTTGCTGAATACAGAGTATATAATTATAATCTTCTATTGGCTTTAGTCCTGTATCATAGTCCACATACCAACATATTCTATTTGTTGTAAAATGTTTTCCTAACGGTATCTTTACGCCTTGTGTGTATGTAGGTCTTAATTCTACTTTACCATAATCTATATTTAGTAATTCTGCATAGTTAAGAACCATTAAATAAAATTGCTTTATGTCTGTATTGAATACAGGTTTATTGAAAAATATTTCAACGTGATAACCTTTATTTCCGCTTGTGGATATATAAATATACTCCCCAGGTATCCCTATTTCCTGGAGAGTATCCACTAATTTATATACTGTCCATTTAGCCATTTTTGGGTCTTTTACATCAACATCAAAACATATAAACTTTGTAAATATTTCACCTGCAAAAACTCTGTCAACGCCGGGCTATTTTTGACCGAATCGCCGGTTAAAAATTGACCCAATCGCCGGTCTTCAATCGCCGGTTTTTGTTTAAACACCCCGTGCCATA